GCCAACCTGGAGTCTCCCTTACTAATGGAAGTGATAATCCTTCTTTTAGAAATGCAATAAATTCATCTAGGTCTTCTTCAGCGATTTGAATTACTTGAGAATTTTGTCCTATATAAAGGATTCTAGGTCCGTCTTTATATTGTCTGACTGATAAATCAATTACACCTACAAATCCAATTTGTTTATCTATTATCTCAGATGTTTTTAATTTAACCATTTTCATCTTCTTTTTCTGGAATAACTATTTTCTTTTCTTCAATACATTCTGGACAAATACATATTGCACGCAATACTGTATTATCTGGCACTTCATTTGATACACTTTTTCGGCAAATCCAACAAAATAATCTCATCGCATTCTCCCACTCAAAAATTTTTGAAACTCAGTGATAGCATGTGGTGTCATTTGATAGATATATTCACCACCATAATTAATAATATCTATCATTTTGTTTTCAGCAAAAGAAACAATACAATCATCCCATTCTTTTACATTACCTTGTATCCAAAATTTCTTGTGAAGTTCTACTCGTGATATACTATGGGTTTCTCGACTTAATAATTCATTAAGGAGAAGTATTTTACGCTCAGCATTAGTGCCTTCAGATTCAGTCCTGCCTAGTGTAACCTTTCGGATATTCCCTACCAATTTCTCACACATATCAATAGCTTGAAGCATAGCTGAATCAGAAATAATCAGCTCTGGCTTTTCAGCTAATGATAGAAGCATGGCTACTTTAATAACGGAACTTCCGAAGCGATTAAGAGTTCCTGTAGAGTCCTTAACACCTTGTCTCGTGGTGGCAAAGTCTCTATACCAGTGTTCGTAAGTAGCACCGGCTGGAGTGAAATATTCCATACTTCTAGAATAAGGGTTCTCAATTCCAATTGCATGATAGTCTGATTGTTGTTTGGAACCAAGAGGTATAAATTCACCATTGAGTTCACTTATTTTCTTTAGATAAAGAGTTAATCCATCGTAATCAGGAATGATTGTAGGTGGGACTAATAAGGAATTGACTCTATTTTCAGACTTTTCATGTATGATAAAAGTGCGTGCAAAATAACCTCCTGATACATCTTTTTGTGTAAAGAAATCATTACTATGAGATTCATTAGTTGCAGTCAACATAGTAATAGTTGGGTCTTTTAAATCAAAGACTTCCATCTTAAGTAAAGATTTCCATGCATCAGCATTATAATTTCTATCATACAAATCTGTCAAAATTGTTGTAGCTACTTTATCTTCTACGATAGAACTACTCAATTCAGAAGAACATATAAATGCTGTAGCCTTTCTATTTACTGGTTGTCCTGGTCTTGATTCTGATATTGACATTTCTTTAAGGATACCCTGTATACTACTCCTGCCTGATATGACTTTAGTGTTACCTACTTTGGTCACAAGTTTCTTAGCAAGATTTACAGGTGGTCCTTTCTTCATTCCAGAATCTGCGTGAAACATCACGTAGATATTTGGATACATATTGAACATGTGTTGATTCAGGTAGACATTATCTTTGACGACAGCAGAGATAGATGCTATTGCAGCCCAACGCCAAAAGTTTAAAGGAGATTCAAACTCTTTATGTTGCTCTACTACCTGGTCGATAAAATTCATAATCTTTTTCGGTATATTAGAGCTTCATTAAGTAATCTATGTAGTTGGATTTGAATCTGTTGTCGTATTGCTTCTCTTATATGCTCTGGTATTTCTGATAGAGCTGAATGAGTTTCTGTTGAAAGAGTTGCAATACTTCCACTAAGTCGTAAACCTTCTTTTTCAGCATGAATTTCTATAATCATATATTCTCCTTTAAAGGGGGAAATATGGAGATATCAGATACCATATTAGATACAGTAGAGGGAACCAAAATGCTAGAATCAAGAGTAGAATTACTAGCCATTTCATATTTGTATTTCCTCAATTCCATATAATTATATCCTACCTCAACTTCACATGGAATTACCAGTGTGCGTCTTGGAAGACTACATGCACTAAAATCAATTGGTCTTTCCATTTCTTCTTTTAACATAGGCACGAAATAATCTACTTCTGCTTCAGGCACCATGTAAAGAAGGCTGTCATGCGATTCGAGAATAAGTCTAGCAAGACGAGGTTCTTTTTTTCTAAGTCTGAGAGCAGCAGACTTTGTGTTATCACTGACTGACCTTTGTGGAATATAAGAGTAACTTCCTCTAAAGAGTTCGGCATCCCATCTTTCGAGGAACTGTCTTTTACCTCCACATGGACTATTAATGTCATATGGTAGTCCTGCTGTTAAATATCTATTATCTTTTTTTAAGGCTTCTTGGATGCCTTTTTGAAATACTTGCTGGATTTTGGGCTGCTTTCTGTGAAAGATTTTAAGACATGCGTCAGCAAATGCCTCTGTAATTTGCGTATTAATTTTAAGTTTCCTTGCATCCGTATTGACACTGAGTGCGGCCCTACGTTTAGTAGCACCGAGATGTCCTGCGTGCCGTAAAGTTTTTCCAACGAATCTAACTGGGTGTTCATATCCCAATTTCTTTTTGGAATAATCATCCTCAGTTCCGCCAAAGAACCAACTAGCGGTAAGTGCATGATAATCGTGATGGTCGATTTGATATAGAGCTTCTTCATCATCGGCTAATAAAAAGACTACTCTAGCTTCCGCTTGAGCAGAATCTCCATTGACAAATACGAATCCTTTTTCTGGTTTATACTGAGCGCGCACATCAGCTCCAATATCACCATGATGGGTGATAGTTTGGAATGCTGTGCCTAATGCTTTCTTTTTCTTTTGATTCTTACCATCTCGATATTCTATCTCTGGTCTAATTGGTGGGTCTTGCATACCAGTAGATGTGCGACCAGTATCTAGACACAAGAAGTAAGTAGTTTTCATCTTACCATCATAGTCTGGTAATGCAGCAAGATAGTTTCCTATAGTCTTATCTACTCTCCGTTTTTCAAGAATAATTTCTAAACTACGCTTCTGTTTTGCATCTAGCTTACTAGATTGATTATTTAGAATAGCAGTTATTTCTTCTTCACCTGTGCCTTCACCTCTATTTGGAATTTTATAAACTTCATATAGAAGTATAGCTACTTGCTTGGGAGAATTGACGTTTAAGTAATCCCCAACCAGAGTATATAATTCATGCGCCAGTCGTTCAGACCATGTGATGTATTTTTGAAATAATTCGTTTCGTTTATCAGAATCAATACAGAACCCTTCACTTTCAACACCAAGATATAGTGGATGAAGTTCCATTAAAAAATTATAATAGAACTGACTCATTCCAATTGCTTCTAAATCTGCTTCCATTCCTATGTCAATTTCTTTAGTGACACAGGAATCACGCGCGCAACCAATCATCAAATCTTCTACTGACCCTTCATACATTCCCTCATTTTTATAAAATGGTTCTTCTGTGTAAACTGATGTATTATATGCTAATCCCTTTGGTAATTCAGGAGATATAGCGAAAGCCTTCATCATCGTGTCAGATATTAACTTACGTGGGCTAAATCCAAGACGACGTATCTTATCTTCATCATACTTGTAATTCTGACCTATGATATCATAGTTTCTATATATCCATTCCATCAATAACCACATTTGAACCATTTCAGAATCAGATATAGATAAAAGATTAGTTATTTCTCCTCTATTCCAGAACGGAACCGTAAGACCCTCTGAAGGTCTAAAAGAAAAGCCATTACAGAAAGGGAGTCCGGAACCTCTAGCTTCGATGTCATTAGCAGGACGAGTGAGATATCTGTGTCTGTCAATAAAGTCTCTAAGCTGTCCTGAGTTACGGCAGATTTGAAGATTGCGGCTTGGTCTTTGGATTCCATTGATATAGCTCTGTTTTAATGCTCTAGTAAAATCAAAGAGCATTACATGACGATTCCAATACCCAATAAATTCTGCCGTTTCCCAAATGTTGAGTCCTCTTGGGTCATATGTCGCCACAACTTTACCGCCAAGTCCCGGCAATATAGAGCCACGATAATCACCGATACTGGAATTGCCAGTAGTAGCCCACAAAGCAGTAGCACCAAGTGCCAATATACAAGTGCTATCAAGAGAACGAAGCTCAATAGCAAGGTTAGCAACTTGTTCATCAAGGTCGATACCAACATTTTTAGCTCTTATTCTAAATGGAATTTTTCTTCCACCTTTTGTATTAGGTGGGACAAAGTGCTTACAGACATATGTATACCACACATCCTGTGGATTAATGCCTGCATCGCGTAGTAATTCGTAGAATACACGCCAATTTTTAGTTGATTGGAATGCGGCTGTTTCTCCTAAAGATGGAGATTCTCCTACAATAATTAGCTTGGCATTGTGATTGCCATGTCCTTTAACGTAATCTTCCATTAGCCATCTCTTTTTAATTCAGATACTAACTTCACCATCTCTCGTGCATCTGCAATAATAGCATCAGCACGTTTACGCATGATAGGATTATCAACTCTAAGTAATTCACTGAGTCTAAGAATTCTATCAGCAGCTTCCTCAATATCATTTAACTTCTGTTGATTCATTTTCAGTCTCCGCTGTAATATTAATAGCTTTCCATCCCTTTTCCCGCTTTATTGCATTGAACTTAAGTGTATCTCCATTCTTAAGTTCAGTAAAATTTTTAGTGCTTGTCTCTAATCCAGTCCAATGGAAGTAGACTTTAGAGAATTTAATTTCATGAGTATTAATATATCCCCAACCTTCCTCATTGAGATATATTACCTTACCTGTAATACCTTTACGGTAATCATCTGGCATTTTATGTTACCCAAATGCGCGTGATAATGAATGCGCGCCCCTCATTGCGGTTAACTAATCTTCGTCTTCTTCATCTACATCTGCATCTTCTGGTTCAACATCTTCTGCATCATCTTCATTGTTATCTGCATCAGGGTCAATCGGGAGAGGCTTTTTAATTTCCTCTACTGTAGGCTCAGGCGTATTTTGCTCACTCATTTCTCACTCCTTTTAATTAAAATAATTGGTAGGATTTTCCCAGCATTGCGCGAGAATGCTCCATTTTATTTGACAGCATGATTGTCTTATTCAATGGTATCCTACCAAACCATTATTATCCCTGCTTGGGATAACGATACTTGTGCTTGGGACGATTTACGATATTACCATCCCATTCACCATTCTCGACAAAGATATCAACTTCTTTGTCCTTAGTCCCTTCAAGCTCGTAACGCTCACCAACAGTGAGCTTGTCAGTGTTTAACAGAGCCTTGAAAAGACCCTGAGAAAAACCCATAGCCTTGCTGTTGAAATTCCAAGTCAGAATAGCACCAGCAAAATCAGTGCTACCATCATCGGCATTACAGATTACGGTCGCTTCCATGACATGGTTATCAGATTGATTATCCTTACTACGCTTGGTAGTAACAGAATCAATCTTTACCCTATACCAGCCCGGAGTAACAAGAATACCACGGGCTAAGTCACGGTCAGAGAACACTACAGGGATACTCATAGTCACCTACTTGTGTGGTTGGTTGTTTTGTTGTTTGGTCCCCTACATTTTATGGCCCAGCAGTAGGGGTTAACTGGAAGAAAACTATGGTAGTGCAAAGAAGGAAGGCTGCTACCATAGCCGCCAATTCTAAAATCTACCTTTATTCATGATGTTAAGAAGTTCCTCAAGTTCAGGATGCTTTTCAAAAATTTCTTTAGCTCTCTTAGCTTCAGCTAATCTTTCCTCAGCTTCCATTACAGCAGCTTCTAATCTTGTCTTGAGAGTAGGAGCGCGTAACATCTTCTCTCCACCATACTGAGTCTGCACTGCATTTCCTATTGGAACTGGATAATCTTCCATAGTCACTCCATTGGATATTCTGAACTAATCAGAATGTTAATCTGCATCATCGACTCATGTAATCTACGTATACAAAGAGTCTGTTCAGGACTAGGATTAGTTCCATTCAGAATGTTATGGGCCAGCTTCTTATACTGGTCACGAAATACATTGATACGTTGAATGCCATCCCTATCTAATTCATGATAGGAAAAGAGACTATCAACTTCTTCATGACTCATCATCGGTATCGTCTCCCTTTTTCTATTAACACTAATAGAAATAATATAGGTCCACCTATCATCACGATAGCTGCAAAACAACCACCGATGATTTCACTCACAATTTCTCCACTATAATTGGAACTTTCTGCGGCTTGATAACGCGCACAATTTGAACCACAATCTGTGACTCACCAGTTTCTTCACAAATTTCTTTAGCATGTTCAATAGCTTGCTCTAATGTAGTTTTACCCCACTCATTGTAATGACTTCCATCATCTGATAGGGGATTCATTTTACGTGAGCCTACATAGAACTTCTTTGTAATCTTTTTGGTTCCCATTAATTCATTCCTTAATTTAAGGTTATTCTTTTTCAAATACTTATCAAAAGTTTCAGGTCGAACTTCTTCTAGATACTCACCTTCCATTCCATCATGAGAATGAAATTCAGCTCGTCCGGGTGCATTGATGTGCCCAATAAAGAATCTCATGGCACAATCACCTGAATCTTTTTAGCTTTAAGAGTTTCAATAGCAGGTGCAATAAAGTCCTTATATAAAGGCTTATCATTGAACTTAATGCGACGTGGTAAACTTAATCCAGTTCGCGCAAAGTCATCACCAGTATTCTCAGTGAGACAAGTATACTCACCAGGTAAACTTTGGCTAAGACTCTGTTCAATATCGAAGTGATATACTTCACTACAATAGCCCGGAATCTTAGCAGCTAATCTTTTACCTGCTGTTACAATAGTTCGGCTTGTGGAAGTTTCACCATTTGAACTTTTATTAGTAACTTCCATTACATGAGCAATAACAATGACATTCAACTTATTATAAGTTTGAATATCTTTAAGGAGAGCTATAAGCTCATTACCTGCTGAAGATTCTGCATTGTAATCTTCCATTTCATTTACTGGAATGGTGCCAATGAATTTACCAGCAGCTTGACCAGATTGTCTAGTCTTACCACCTTTAGATTTTAGTGTTTGGCGTAATGTCATATCCATAGATGAAGTAAAACTATCTATGATGACGGTTTCATACTTACGACCATCTGGATGTTTACATTTAGTTTGAAATTCTTCTAGCTTTATTCTAGCTTTATCCCAATCCATGTAATCATCATAGACTACATCTTTAGGATTGATACCCCACTTATGCATGGGCACTAACATAGATTGCATTTTCAAATCCCAATTAAACCAATACTGTGGTGTGGGAAATGATAAT